ATCTGATAGCGATGATGATACTATGAGTTACTTTGCTAAACTAGCACAAGAAGGTTAAACACTTCAGCTAGTTGCACTAAGGCCCCAGAGTTTTTCCTTTCTCTCTGGGGCCTTTTTGTATCTATTAACCTACAGAATATGTTTTGTCTGAGTTGTTTCTTCCAGCAGTAGCTTTAGTACCAACCACAGTTGTATTAGTACCATTCCTCTGTGCCATAGGATCAGTCTTTTTATTGTCATTGATTTGAACTATTTGCTGCATACGTTTCATTTCAGCATTATTCATTTCTTCGGCATTTAGTTCTTGTCCTGATGTTGGAACCTCTTGTGGAATAAGCTCACCTGTTTTCTTATTCAGACCTGCATAATCATATACAGCATCTGGAATAACAGAACTTACAGCCTTTTTAACCCAACCAAACCAGCCATCTGATTTAGATCCACCTGTTGGAAGTATAGATCTTAGTATTGGTTTAAAGAAAGCATCAATACTTGGCATAAGACTACCAATTACATCTTTTAATAATTTTTTACCTTTTGAAACCCATTCTTTAAATGTATCAACTGGTGCACTAATAAACTTGTACAATTCATCTAATATATTATTCCACCATTCAGAGAAACTAAATGAATCTAGCTTTGCTTCAAAGGCTTCAAAACCAAGAGCTCCTGCAATCCAAGATAATGCAGATTTACCAAGGTCTAAGATTTGGAATACAAGTCCATCAATAAGACCACCAAGAGCTCCTACTAAAGAGCCTAAAATCTTTTGAAAGATATTACCATTAACCTTTCCCCATGCGTCAAATGATTCAAAGCCAGCATCAAATATACCAATAAGAATATTAATTGGAATAAGTAAACGACCAAGGATAGCACCAATTGGTTTGAAAGCATCAAAGAACGGTGTAAACGTATTGAATGTATTTCTAATTCCCTTAAATGGTTTAGTGATAGCATCTGTAATAGTAGCAATAATGCTCTTTGCTTTACCACCAGCCTCGTCTGTTAATAAAAAGAATTCTTTAAAGTATCCACTAATTTTACCAAAGACACTCGTTTCAGCTGCAAAAAGCGGACGAATTAAATCCATACCTTTATTAAATGAATCTGTAATAAAATTGAGTGGTCCTTTTAATGCATCAATTACTCGTTGAATAAGTGTACCCTCAACAAAAGTAGTTCTAATTAAACGAAGTCCATCAACAATTCCATCAGTAATCTTTGCAATTCTTCCAGTTACTCTTGTTTTTGCTGCATCAAATAAGTCATCTAGTCGGAGAAATTTTATAAGTCGTTCTCCTAAAAGTTTAGCTGTATCTCTTACTTTACCAAAGCCATTACCAATAACTCTAAAGAAAGCTCTTATTGGTCTTAAAGCAACATCATCTAATAGTTTCGCAACACCAGTAACATATCCTTTGACGAGACCAGCTAGTAGACCTGCAATTGCGCCAAGTCCAGCCATAATACCTAAACCACCAAGTAAACCTACTCCTCCTCCACCATCAGCGCCAGCATCTTTAATACCACGATCGACTGGCCCAGCATCTGGTTTAAGAGCATCTAGTTTCCTTAACATTTCTCGACGCATCTCTTCATCTAATAGAGAATTGCCTTTAAGTATCTCAACTAACTCCATAATTGAAGTAGTCATTTGAGTAATCTGAGGTTTGATCTCTAGAAGATGTCGCCTTGAATTCCGTGTATGGACTACAATCTCACCGTTTGATTCGGCTAGTTCTTCGAGTATGGGAGCTAATTCTGACATAACTTACTTCCTTGGTGCTGGTGTTTTACTTTTTTGAGTCATAGCTTCTTTGCCATAAAATGCTGCAACAATAGCAGCAACAGAGACAAAGTATACTGCAGCCATATCACCTAAAATGGTTGCAGCTTTATCTAAGCCAATAAGTGTTGCAATAATAACAAAGGCGGGATATAGTAACATACCAAACAAAGCAAACCATGCCATATTTCTTTGTGCATCTTGTTTCTTATCTTCATTTTCCATATCACTTCGCATATCTTCTAACTCAATCATTTTTTGCTCCATCATCATTTCATCATCACTTACAATACCATCACCATCTTTATCTAGATGAGCATATTTAGATCCAACTTCTAATTTTTTCGCGGCCATATCTATTTCCTTTGCTGCTGTTGCAACTTTATATTTTCTTCTTTAATATGTTCCAATAGGAGATGGACGTATATTTCCCTTTCCCACGGCACCATAGTTTCTAATTCAGTTAAAGAATACTTATGGTGTTGTACCATAGCAAAGTTAGTTTGGAAATGATTTTCCAGACTATCGTGAGAAAGGGCTAGCCGAAAAAACTTTGGATACCTTCGATATCAAAACTATTTTCGTGGCTACAATCACTTTTCGTACACGTAAACTCTACTGTCTTCTTTAACTTTGGCATAGCTTCAAACCATTCCTGCAGTTTATTAAACTGCTTCTGATTTAGATTTTCTATAAACTGATTAAGTTCCGCCTTTGTATTTTCTGACGCAGGATAAACATTTTCCGCATCGTAAATAGAATCAATTGAGGATACCAAAATATCGAAAATAAGATCAATTTCGGCTTCTGAAGTAGAATCATTCATATCCTTTACTGTAGGATACTTCATTGTAACACCAATAGTATCTGTAAGAGCAATAGTATTCTCTACAGTTTTTCCAATTGGCTCTAATTCATCCAAATTAATATTATAATCATTTGGCGTCTGACACTTTTCACAAGCAAATTTTAGTTTACTTGTTTCACCTACAGACTTAGTTCTCAGTTTTAGAAATACGTATTCTAAATCAAACATTGGATAGTTCATAATATTAATCTTATCAAACGTACAGCTTTGGATTACATCCCTCGTTGCACGAATAATTTGTTTTTGATCTTGTGATTCCATTGCAATCATTAAGATCTTTTCTTCTTTAACTAAGTACGGCCGATATTCAATCGTCTCACCAGTACTTGGCATTTTTAGTTCATACTTTGTTGCAGTATTTAGCTGTGGCAGGGCCATCATTCACTCCTTGTTATAATTAACCAAATAATTTATTAGCTGCAATTCCAACTAGCGTACCAGCTAGACTTGCAGAGTCAGACCAATCGTCATATGACATAGTAACATTTACTTTTGCTATAGCATTTTCTGATGCGTTTGATAATTCAATTGAAGAAATTGTTGTAGGAAACGCATTTTGTAATGTGCATGTATAAATTGGAATATTGTTTTTGTCTAATTGTTGTATAATTACATCTGAAACATAATCATCTCTATAATTGACTACACCTTTTTCAAAGTCAATAATAGAGTTAGCCCATGAATCAAATACTTCTTTAATATAATAGTCACCAGTAAGAAGAAAAGAAAAGTTTACATCTTCATTAAGATAACCATAAGTCTTTTTAACCATCTTCAATCTAGTTTGGTGGTCAGCAGTTGTAATTTGCCGGCCGGGTAAAGCGCATGACTCACATAGTAAAGAAATATCTCGTGGGTCATTAATAAGAGACATAGGATTAAATCCACCACCCGAAGCTATATTACTAATAATAGATCCAGGGTTAATAGAAATAAGAGGTAAGTTCATGTAAATAGCAAACCTATTAGCTGGTGCTATTCCACCTCGTTTACCAAGGGTAGATTTAATTGTATCAATACTTGCTGGTAATGCCATTAGCGGTACGCCTTCCTAGAATCAGCATAGACCTGAGTTGCTGTAGCTTTCTTAAACCTTTGTGTCGGCATAAATAAAGCAATTTCCCATTCAGGTGCTTCTACTTTCGAAATCCTTCCTTCAACATGCTTTGTAAGATAATGTTTAAAGCAAGGCTTAAAATATTTTAGCTTTCTTACAGATTGTAATAACCTATATCGAGCTCTAAATCTTGTGTTTTCATCGTATCTTTCATCAGACTTTGCAAGCCCATCAAACAATTTAGCTCTAAGTACTGGTGGTAAGTAATGCATATTCAAACCATAGAATCCACCAGGAGCTTTTTCAACCATAATAATCAAAGGGAACGTATCATAATATGGTAATGTTTCTTTATGCTTTGGATCATAAAAGAACATATACATATCGCCCATACGTGGACGCGCAACCCTTTGCAATGCTGAATCCCTTAATAGTTTTTGTCTATTAACTTGTCCAATATTTTTAAGTTTGTTTCTAAACCACTTTTGCGATTCATCTGAACGAGGTTGTACGCCTGCTCTGAATGCTTGTAGTTGTAACTTTTCAAAAAACGAATCTGCCATACCTTTATTTATACACTATCCCTTGAGGATTTTAATTCCTAATTGTTTCAAAGTATCTTCATGCCAAATAGCAAATCTATATCCACGAGCATCTGCCCATTTACTAGCTGCGTCCCATTTAGATTGATTTTTTACATAGGTCATTACCTCATTAAGATAACGCTTTGTTTTTCTAGACGGTTTTACTGGAGGCTGACACTGTTTCTTTGGTTTAATTTCTATTAGCCATTTTTGACCTACTGCATCTTTGAAATAAATATCAATGAAGTAACGATGCATGCGTTTATCTGTTCCACAACGATATGGGATAACATATTCTTCTGAACTCCATTCAGAAACATCTGATTTATTATCTAAGAATTTGAATACAGCTCTTTCCCAAGAAGATCTATATACAACTTTCTTGTGATCTCCCTTATATTTTGAGATATTTTTTACCTTGTAACGGCCTTTATAAGTCATATAAATAATCGTATAGTAATTCAATAAGGTTTATTAGAATCATG